GATGGGCGCATCGAATGTCAATTAGTTAATTGACTTGATTTTCTTGTTTCCAATAGGAATTAAACGTGCTCGTTTTTCCTCTGGAATCACCTTTTCAAGTTCAACAGTCAACATTCCGTTGGTCAGGTTACAACCCTTAACAACAATGTCATCTGAAAGGGTAAAAGACCTTTCAAATGTTCTCTTGGCAATCCCACGATGAACATAATTAGCTTCATCATCTGTTGATTGCTTAGACCGAATTTCAAGAACGGTTTCTTTTAATTCGACTTCAAGGTCTTCTTCTGAAAGACCAGCAACGGCCATTTCAATGAAGTACTTGGTGTCTCCGTCTTTTCGGATATTGTATGGGGGAAATCCTTGATTGTTTGAAACATGTTGCGTGGAATCTCCAAGCAAACGGTCAAACATTGAATCGAACCCTATAGAAAATCCTAGAGCTCTTTCTATATCCCCAAAATTTGTGGGCATATGTGATGCGCGAAATTGTACCATAATTCCTCCTTATAAAGCGAGGTTGAAAAAATTCACCCCTCATTCGCTAGAGCGGGTGACAGTTGCGAGGTTTCCACTATGGACAACCTCAATCACGCCATCCTTCACCTTTACAAAAGTGCTGGAAGCGATGTCTTAAAACTATAAAAATCAATGTTATTAATGAATCTGCGGCATAAGATCCCTCTTTCACTAATAACGTATATTTTGCTTTGTTCATAACTATTTATAATATAAGACAAGGGGATCATCCACTCATTGAAGAGATCAAATCCCCTTGAATTTTTTTCATAATATAAACTTCACTAAAGTATATTATAACATACTTTTTAAGTTTGTCAAGGGTTACTTAGAATAGATTCCCCAAAGTACCCAAACTGCGACTAAACCTACGAGTCCTTCGGACCCTAAGCTTTTTACTAAAGCGGTTACTGAACCTACGATATCTAAACCGATAAAAGGAACAGCTGCCCCAAATAAAATTTGCAGTACCACACCAAGTGCTATTAGTGCAAGACCGGCTTCTGTTAGGCTTTTAATCCAGCCCGTTGCTTTATCTAACATATATACTCCGTTAAATTTTTTGAAGTTAAAAAATCAAGTCTGCATACACCATGTACTACACACCCGTTGAACCAAATCCACCATCTCTATCAGTTTTTTGATCTGGTGGCTCATCAGACTCATTCAATGTATACTTTTCGCATCGAACTAGTTCTCCTTGACATATTCTATCTCCATTAAAAATTCTCACGGGTACGTTACTAATACTAGTAACCATCACAAAGATAGGATCGACATAATCACTATCGATAACCCCTTCGCAATTTGTGAGATAAACTCCTTGTTTAAATGCCAGTCCCGATCTGGAATGTAATCGAATAGAAAATCCTACCGGAATATCTGCGATAAGGCCGGTGGGAATTAACATTCTTTCCATATTATTTAGTTGAATAAACGTTCTATTACTATTTATATCTAATCCAACCCTTCTTGGTAACTGTTTATTCTGTACAGAACCAAAATATTGAATATTATCACCTTCGATTAAATTAGCTCCTATATCAAAACATGCCGATTCTCTTGTAGAAAATGAAGGAATTTGTACTTGTTCATTTAATTTATAAAAATTTAATTTTTCTTGCATCATTGGTGATTTAGACAACGTAGTATCCGTTTTAACCGGCTTCTTCGTTGTTGTAACTTTCTTCGCTTTGCTCATTTTCAACCTTTTTATTTCCAATATTATATTTTGGTATCAAAGTCCATTCATCTTTTTCTTTATAAGAAAGAATTTTTAATTGATTTAATGGAACTATTAATGTAGATGTTTGTTCTGCGGATACTATCTTTATTAAACCCCATTCGGCTAATAAATTTGATATAGTATTTCTTCTCGCTTGATCATTCTCTGAAAAATTTGTTGGTTTCCCATCAAGGGCGAATAATTCTTTAAAGTGAACTATAAAATATCGACCCTGTTTATGTAATATATGACAAGATTGATAAAGTGTTCGATCTTTCCTTGATGCGACACCTATTCTTGTAAGGGTTTCTCTAATCTTTAAAAAATCATCTGGTTTGTCTAATGTACACTCTATCATATCTTCAATATTTATCATTTCTTCTCCACTCCACCTTCCGTAAATTGCGCTTTGATCTTTTCTATTTGTGTGTCAGAAAGTACTTCCAAAGCATCCTTTGCTTTTTCGTTACCAAAACCAAAATACGTTTTGACTATTTCTAAATTTTCAATTTTATCTGGTTTTAACCATTTAGACCATCTGCTTCTCGGTCTGATATTATTTAGTAAATAATCAAATTGGAGTTTCTTATCGAGGAAATGACACCTATTCATCTCATTTACTTGAAGAATTGTGTCCTGAAAGAATGAAAGACCCCTATTAACAAGAAAAGGTGTGTACTCCTTCTCAGTTAGAGCATCGTCTTTCATAATGTCTTTATGTGCATTAATTGCTTTAATATATTCAAATGGGTTCATATCAATCTTTCCAAATATAATGGGGTTCTAGCCCATCAACATCATAAATGTTAGGATGATTCAACAAAGCACGTCTATAAGGATTCAATGCGACTCCATAGGGCCTATCATTATTTATCCATTTAGTTAATTGATACTTCGAAACCAGTTTCTTTGTTTTCACGATTTCTATCATTTCCTTGTATCTATTAGACCTATCGGTAATAGCTTTCTCTTCTGAAACGATTTTATCAAAATAACTAAGCATTTGTTGAATTTCAGTACTATATATCAAATTCTCTCTAATATATAGTAATCCTTCTTCCGACTTCTCATTCCTGTGATAGTGGTTATCTAAATGTAAGTTTAACAATTTTATAGCTTCATCATTAGTTTTAAAAAAATCTGCCTTAGGATTCAATTCTTTATAATATAAAGCGTCATACATGATATAAGGAACACCGTTCATAATGCCATCGGTAGAAGCAACAGACCACCCTCCATAGAGTTGTTTTGGCGAATAGCCTACACAACATCTCCTAAGTTCTTCATAATATTTTTGTTTTTCATATTTAGTCACATATACATAGGGTCGATTAGGCGACTCTAAAAGTGGAATCCAAACTTTAAAGTCCTGTCTCTGTTCCCATAATTTATCCATAGTTGCCATAAAATTATCAAAATCTTTATATGTAGCAGGTCTATGATTAAAAACTATAATTTTCTCATAATCAAAAGGATTAAATTCTGTAATGTCTTCTTCCTTAATCCCGGGATGTTGTACCTTCAAAATTTCATCCAATTTAGCACAATTTGCTTTACTTAATATTTTTTCGGCCTCTTCTAAAACCAGGATTTTTTGAGCTTGTGTATTCATATAACACCTCTTCATTTCTAACAAACCCATCAAATTATAGTTCAGAGCATGCATTGTAGAAACAACCACATCCTTGATATCGAACCAATGACAATATCCTACAACGGGAGGGTTATGGCTAGAAGTATTATATAAAACATTTTTTATATTGAGTGTGTGTTCTGGTAGGTGGGAAAATATTAAATCAAAATCCCATTTTCTATGTCGAATGTTATTCCAGTCTTTTACATTAAAATGCATCCTCATACTCTGAGGATAACTAGGAAAATGCATTTCAAATTGATGCACGTTTGGAATCACCGAAAACATAGGCATTGTCTTCGGTGTAACCAAATAAAAGAATAGGTCATCCCTAATCTTATTCAACTCAAGGATCATAGAATGGATAACTTGTATATAACTATCCTTTTCTAAATCTTTTGAGTAGGTAATATTAGGGTAGACCAGAATTCTTAAAGTTTTTTGCGCTTTATAATCTGGATAAAAAAATTCAAGAGACATTGCTCACTTTATTTTCTCTCCACTCTTCCAATTGAATTACTCCAGTTGGATGAATTGGTGTTGAGCCAACAAATTTTACAATTTTGGTAAGATCATGGAGTGATTCTATTGCCGGAATGGCTCCCCACAAACAAACACGATGTTGACTTGCGGTTTCACCATGAAACAATGCGGCACCGAGTTGTAACAATCGTTTTGACCAAAAATCACGAAACGCCGAAACCTTATTTCTATATCCCTCTTCGACATCATAATCTGTAATGGTTCCAGTATGCATAACCACCCGAATTTTGTAATCTGGATTATCAACAGCCGATTCCACAGCAGACATAAAAGATTTGTCACCTGTTGAAGAAGAAACAACAATCCACTTAATTCCTAATTTAGACAAAGAATTCTTTGCTTTATCCTTATACACTGGAGGAACATCAACATAATTGTTTTTAATCATCCAAGCCTTATGTTCTGAAGGAAGGGACCAAGATAAAATCTTACAATCTGGATTATATTGATTATGAATACGAAATTGAAGAGATGATCTCTTAACATCTGTGAAAATTCCATCTCCACAAATTGATGCTATTCTCTGGCCAATCGCTTCAAGCCGTTCATTGTCTGTCAGATTAAAATAATCACCTAACCATCCTTTATCGATTGCATGACAAATTTCACGATAAACATCTTCTAACTGAAGATCACCAGATGGATCAGTATATGCATTACAAGAACAAGCAAAAATTGAAAGATCACTTAAGATTCGATCTGTAGTGAAATCCTCTCTTGCTTCATAGATATTTACAATAAGATTTTTA